GACGCCCTTGTCGGCCTCGATGAGGCTATCCGGAAGTTGCGTCTCATCGCCTGGGTAGAAGCGGAACTTCACGCCCGGCGCCACGATCAACTGTGAGCCGGTCGTGTCGTAGATCAGCTTGCTGTCAGCCCAGACGCGGATGACGGTCTGAACCGGCCCCTCGCACATGGCGAGCGCGAAGTTGCCGTAATAGGTGTAGGTGGTGTTGGAGACGGAAGGCCCGCCCTTGCCGGAATGCGTGGTGCTCTTCTGCTCGCGGATCGGGGTCGCCCATATGACGTTCCCGCCGATGCGGACCTGTCCATAGATCAGCGGTCGCACCGCGCCGAACGCGGAACTACTGACCGCTAGATCGTTTAATCGACTGCCCTCCTGTTTAACCTTGTCTGGAAACAGGAATTGCCCGGCGACGGCACCGACGCTGGCGCCAAGCGAGGCAGCAGAGAACAGCAGAGGCAGCGCCGTGCCGCCACTCGCGAGCGCGATGCCGACGCCAACAACAGCACCCGCAGCGATGATGGCGAGACGAGCCACTACCCGATCCCCGGCATGCGGATCGCGGCCACCCATTTCTGCTGCCAGTCGTGCAGCACCGGTTCTTCTATCACCTGTCGGCGCAACATGTGGGCGTGCGCCATAAACATCAGCTCGCCCTCACGCGCAGTGATGATGCCGACATGGCAAGGCGAGGTCGCGTCCTTGAACAACAGCAAGTCGGCAGGCTGGGCCTGGAGAATTCCCACCCGCGTGCCGCCGGCAGTAAAGAAGTGCCTCATGAAAGTCCCGTCCGGTTCGCGCGGATAGCCGGCGATATCGTAGTCCCCGATGCCGAGTGCGCGCCGCACCACCACCACCAGCCCGATGCAGTCCACACCGTGGCGGTTCCTGCCCTGATGGATCCACCGCGTGCCGATCCATGAGCGTGCCTCCGCGACGACTGCCTCACGCGACAATAGCGTTGGGGGTCTGGATGATTGCATCGAAGCCCGGAATGAAGTCTTCGGCCCGGCGATTGACGATGTTGTTGAATTTGTCCCGACAGGTGTCGTGCCGCTTGTCGCAGCCGGGATAGACCGTGAAGGTATCGCCCAACGCAATGGGACGTGGCATCGGCAGGAACAGCCGGAAGGCGGGGTTCGGTCCCGCGGCGGTGGAATACTCCTTGACCTCCATGGTGCGGCCTGCGTTGGCACCCGTCAGCCAAGTGACGGCGCCTGCCGTATACCATTCATCAACAGCACCGGCTGCGTTGGAGGCGTGGAACAGCGTGCCGTCGCCCAGTTCGACCACGCTCTCCGTCTTGGTGAGCGGCACCAGGTTGACCTTGCATTTCGTGTCGCCCAGGTCGGCCCGGCATTCGGGGGTGTAGATGTCGCCCACCTTCGCCACCAGCCGCTGGGTCATGCCGCGCAGTTCGCCAGTGAACGTGCCCGCCTGGGTGGTCGATATCTCGCCCAGCGTGCCGCGCCGCAGTCGCATCAGGCCTTGCGACAGGTCAGCCCAGTTCACGGTGAAGAGGAATATCTCGGCAAAGTCGAACAGCCCGGCGCGCAGATCGTCGGCAACCAGCGTGTCGGAATCGAGGATGCCGGTCACCTCGAGGTTGTCCACCGCGAGCGTGCTGTTCGCGGCGATGGCTGTCTGCTGGTAGCCAACGGCTGACAGGTAGGTCTGCCCCGAGATCAGCAAATCCTGATCATGGTCGGTGAAGTAGAACGCCTGCCCGTCACGCCGCACCATCTCCCAGCAATTCGCGAGCGTGGTGACTTCCTGCGCGAGGTGTGCCTTGAGCGCTACCGATACCGACTTCATAGCTTCAGCCCTACAACGGGAATGCTGTCCCACTTGATCAGTTCGTTGCCGTTGACCGTGAGGTTCTGGCTGTCGGTGTCGAACCGCACCGGCACGTCGAACTCTAGGAAGCCGGATATCTCATGCCCGGTCGTGTTGTAGATCGCGGCCGACAGGGTGACGACGCCGGTATTGAGGTTGATGGTGTAGTTGGCGGGCGAGGTCATCGGCGTGGCGTTGTTGAACAGGTTCACCGTGCCCGCCACCACCTTGACGATCTTCCGGCTGAACGTCCCGCCGGCATCCGAATACACCTTGTAGATTTGGAACGAGTGCGTGGCACCGCCATCGGTGACGAAGAGGATCGGCACAGGATCGAGGTCACCGGGCGTGTCCTTCCAGAATGGCAACCGGTAGTCGGACCAGTCCTTGAAGCGAAAACCGACAGCCCGCCCGCGCCTGGCATAGAAGAACTTCTGGTATGCCCGCGCGTCCTCTGCCGTCTTGATGCCGGTGGACACGTCGTAGACCGCCCGCTCCCGGCTCCAGTTTATGTTGCGGTGTTCCTGCCCGCTGTCAAGCGTGAGCACGGTGGTGGAGAAGCTAGGCCCGCCCTTGGCCCCGGCCGAAATGTTGGGGGGAAACTGAACCTCGTCGAAACTCGCCACCTCACCCGTTCCTCGCCCTGGCCCGCGCAAGCTGTTCCGACATCGTCGTGGCGATCTGCGGCATTGACCGGCGGAAGGTGTTCACGCTCTCAGCCGTCGAGCCGCGCGCGTCGATGTTGATGCTGACGTTGTCGGTCCCGCCGGGGGCGGCTGCGACCGGCGCCGACGACAGTGCCTGCTGGCCGCGCGCCATGATGGAGGAGAACTCGCCGCCGCCGCTCCCGCCGTGGAAGCGCGGCAGGCTGGGCGTGAAGCGATGCCCGTCCGTCCCGGTCCCCTTAAACGCCGCGAGCTGGTCCGTCATGCCGCCGATCATCATCCGCAGCGCGTTGTCCTGCTGCTCCGTGAGCACGCGCTCGTTCCGCATCAGCACCGCCGGCATCTCGCCCGGTTGCAGTCCCTGCATGCCAGCGCGCCGCGCCATGATGTCGGTGGCACGGGTCAGGACGTTCGTCAGATCGCCGCTGGAGCCGCTGTGGAAGCGCGGGGCATTGGCGAACATGGCGCTGTGAACAAGCCGCGCAGGATGATTGTCATTGGCACCCACGATGCCGCCAGTGTGCTGCGTCAGCGGCTTGAAGAAGCCGAGATCCTGCAAGGTCTGCCCGCCAGTTGTGGTGCCCGCGACATCTGCTACGTCGCCGAATTTCAACGGGTCGTATTGCCAGTTGCCACCACTACCAACGCCGCCGCTGAACAGGCTGCCGGCCTTCAAGGCAAGACTGAATAAGGTGCCGAAGATACCGCCCGATCCGCCCCCGCCGGCCTCCGTGCTGCTGGATCCAGGCGTCACCTTGTTCAACGCATTGAACGCATCCCCGAGTGTCGATTGGTAGCCAGCGCCGGGGAAGAGCGCATTTATCATGGGGTTGATAACGGCCAGCTTCAGGAACGCCGAGATGATCTGCTGCGCCACGGCGAGCATGACGTTCTTCCAGTTGACCGCAGCGCCCTGTCCTTTGACGAGAGCGTCGGTGATGGAGTTGGAGATCGTGTCGAAGGCACTGGAGAACGTGCCGGCCACAGTCTGGATTGCCTGGGTTTCGCGCGTATAAATGAGGTTTGCCTCGGCAACGGCTTTCGCTTCCTTCACATAAGCCGCCTGCACCGCCGGACTTAGGTTGGACAGCTTCTGCTTGGCCTCCTGTTCTGCCTTCAGGCCAGCGAGGTTAATGGTGCGCTCATAGCTGTTCTGGGCCAGCGAGTCGGATTCGGCCTTGATGTATTCCAGCGTGTCCTTGTTCTGGAGCTTCTGCTGCTCAACCAGTCCTTCTTGGCCTGCCACCGCACGCCCCACACCCAACCCGGTCAGCCCCTGGCGTGCCGCATCTCGCATTGGACCCGCGGGGAACTTGAGCGAAGCGACGTAAGCCTCGTTGGCAGCCGTGGCTTGGACGACGGCGGCATAGCCCTCTTTGAAGGCTTGATTGAGATTGTTCTGTGCATCGATCTGTATTTGGGCCTCGAAAGCCATTTTCTTGTATTCACCCGACAGCGAAGCGAGCTTCTCGCTCATTATCGCGGCGTCGGTTGCCACATTGGCGGTTTCGGGATGCTGCTTGTTGATCTCGTTGAGTTGCTGGCGTTGCTCGAACAGCGCACGGTCGCCCTCGGTGAGCACCTGGGCCGCAGCCGCTTGGTCCCGCAGCGCTTTGAGCATCTCCTGCTGCGGGGTGAGGTTGCGATACAGTTCGCCCTGCACGGCGATCAGGTCATACTTGTATCGCTCGGCGGCTTTCCCGGCTTCCGTGTCGCCTTGTGCAGCCAAGGCGCTCTTCGCCGCTATGGCTTCCTTAAGCGCGTTCTCGGTGGCGTGCAGTTTGGCTGTCGTATCGGTGACCTTCTTCAGACTCTGGTCGTAAGCCTCTGCATCGCTGATGGCTTTTCTGAGCGCTTCGATCTGCGGCAGGACGGGCAATGGTCCCGTGCTTGGTGTCGCGCCGGGGGTAAGGTTTACGGTGGCACCACCGGGCGCCACGAAGGGCTGTGTGGTAGAGGTCGGCCCTTGATGCCCGCCGCTCTCCACCATGGCGATGCGCTTGCCAAGGGCGATGAGGTTGGGCGGCAGCTTATATACCTGACCCCAGTAGTCGATCATCGAAGCGGTATCAGTCGGCAGATTGGCAATGTTGGCGACTGCAACCTTGTTCGCGTAATTGGTCGCCTTCGGGTCTTTTACCCCTAGCACGTCACCATGCGGGCCGACATTGTAGGCGCGGGCGATCCCTTCTTCTAAACCTCTTGAGAAATTCGCCATCTGCGTCTGAAGCTGCGCGATGTATTTCATGCCGCCCTGGACGTTCTCGTTCGGAATGAACGGATTGACGCCCAGTCCCGCTGCCGTGCCGGGCAGCAATTGCATGATGCCGAACCCACCCTCTGCGGTGCCCTGCGTCGGCACGGCGCCCGGCGCGGCGAGCAGTTGCTGTTGGGCGGCAGTGGCAGCAGCAGCAGCAGCGCCAGGCGCCGGGATGGCGCTGATCAGCGTGCCTATCGGGTTCACAGCCGTCTTTACCGCCGGGCCGACGATATTCAATACCTTCTGCATCCAGTCGGGCAGCTTTATGTTATCGAATGCCTCGCCTATTTTCTTGATCCACTCGATCAGGTTCGTGATGCCTGTAATCAGCCCGGCGATTGGACCGGTAACCCATTCACCCATCGTGGCGCCGAAGCTCTTGCCGGCAATCCAAGCGCCATTGATAGCCTTCTCCAGCCCCAACATCGCCTTTTCCAGAGGCGTCATGTTGTCGTAGACGTTCTTGGTCGCAGTAGCGATTGCCTGCATCAAGATGGCAGCGGCTTTAGCACTCTCGCCCAACTCCATATAGCGCTTGGCTTGGTTGGCCAACGCCTGATCAAACCCGGCGAGTTTCGGGTTGGCATCGAGGATTGCCTGCATGACCTTGGCGGGATCCTTCATAGACTCTGCCAATCGGTCGAAGTTGGGCGCCGTTTCGCCAACCACCTTGGAGAGGTCCGCGAACATCTGGACGATCTTGGTGCCTTCCTGCGTCGTGCCGGTGAAGCCACCCTGGAACAACTTGGTCGCCGCGTCCCGCGATTGCGCGGTGGTGAGCGTCGTGGCGGCGGCGAGACTCTTCGCTAGCGCCTCCGATGCCTGGGTGGCCGCGACAAAATCGCCTCGCACACCGGAGAGGACGTTCTTCACGCCCTCCAGCCGTCGTGCCGTCGTCTCTGCCATCACGCCGAGTGCGGCCATGGCTGCGGTGCCGGCGATCAACGCAGTGGTCAGTGGATTGCGGCCGATCCAACCTCCGATTGCGCTGAATAAGCTCTTTACGCCGTCAGCCAGCACCTTGAAGCCCGTGCCGGTCGCAATCGCCACGTCAGCCACCTGATGCGCCTGACCGATGAACGCCATCAGGAACGGCTGGCCAGCCTCGAGCGAGGAGAAAAACTGAATCGTCTGCACGCCCAGTTGCTGGGTAGCAAACCGGGCGGCGAAGGCACTGTCGCCGTGCCTCCTGAGATTGGTAGCTGCCGGCGTCAGGCTGGCGTTGAGCCGCTGAAGTGAGGCAGCGGCTTCCGCATCGGTGAGATCGAGAAGGTGGGTCGCCGCTTGGATTTCTTGCAGTCCCTCCGCATACTGTTGCGCCGCGAACGCCGCGGGGCGATGAACCGCCATCAGCCTCTGCGTCTCGGCAGTCAGGGCGGCTTGGGCCTGCGCCGTCTCCTCGAACACGGAAGCGGAACCCTGGGCACTCTTAGTTTGCCCAAGGCCAAGAATGGTTCGGGGATCCGATTGTATCGCCTGCCCAGTTTGAACGTTCTGGGCTTCCCGCAGCGCCATGATCGCTTCACGCTGCTTCAGCGCCGCCTGGGCGCCTTCGTCATACTTCAGGACAATTTTGGCATGGGCGTTGGCATAACCGTCAGTGATATTGGTGCCGACCTTTACGGCATCGTTGAGGTTTTGAATTTCCTGCGCCATAAGCTTGGCAGAAGTGCCGGCCTTATCGAATATCGGATCCAGTTGCGCTTTCCGCGCGACGACATCGAATCCGGCAGCCAGATTACGCGAGGCAACAAACATCCGATCCGTCGCCTCTTCCAGCATCTTGAGTGCTTGGATCTGAACGTCGCCCTTAGCCCTCTGCGAGATGTCGAAGACTACATCATATTGGCGCTTCGCCTTCTCCATCGCGCCGACCAGCGGATCCCATTGCCTCGCATATTGATCCAGCGCCGTCTGCATCGACTTGAGGCTTCGAAGTGTTCGATTACTCGATTCAATATCGGCGTCTGCGGCGTCCTTCGCCGCCTTCGATCCCTTGCTGCGTGCCGCAGACTTCTTGGCCTCGCTCTTTTCTACCGCTGTCGCTACCGCGTCTTCGGTGGCGATGACCTTGGCGCCAGCCGCAGCAACGTCAGCGGCACCCGTTTTGGCGCCGCTGGCATCGATGGTGACGGAGATTTTTGCAGTTTCGTCAACCACTGGCGGAACCCTTCTTGGGCATGCGGCGGGCGTCCTTGGCTAGATTGAGGAAGAAAGTATTGACGGCTTCTGGTCCTTTCACCGTCTTTTCCTCCTCTTTGCCGCTACCGAACGGAGAGGTCTTCAGGATGAAGTCCATCCTGCCCTTCAGCGCGAGATTGATCTGCGACAGCGGCGTGTTCAGCACCACCTCTGGCTCCCAGCCCAGCCAACCGGTAGCCATTTCGAAGACTTCGTCCATGTAGTCGTCGAGCGTCAGGTAGGGTTTGCCTCTGCTGTCTCCTCCGCTGCCGCCGCCGCCACGTCATCGGGAAGCGGCTTGCCACCATTGCCGAGTATCCCGACATAGGTGAGGAGGGAGACGAGCAGCTCCGTGTTAAGCCCGTTCTTGTAGACGGCATCGGGGATTTGCTTTCCGGCACTACCGCCGGTCATGTTCGCGCCGTGAAGGATGACGCTGACGACCGTGGAGAAGTCCTGATCGACGAGCGCCTGGCGCACCTTG